CATCCATCTATACCTGAGTGGAATACTCGCGCAACATCAGATCTTGAGACAATTAACAGCTGGTACACCCAGGCACCTGAAAACAACATTGGTGTTCACTGTCAAGCTTCTGGTTTCTTTGTTATTGACATTGATCCACGTTCTGATGGCCCTGCCTCTTTTGAGAAGTTTGAGGCGCTACTTGACGGAGCTCTTCCTCCAACAGTTGAGGCTCTCACTGGAAACTACTCATACAAGAATGGGCAAGCTCGTGGACGTCACTTATTCTATAAATGTGATGACAACGAAGGACTTGTTGGCAACTTAAAGAAAAACGGACTTAACGGAATTGATATTAAGCACAACGGTTATGTTCTTATCGCTCCGTCACGTCACTTCTCTGGCAATTGCTACGAGTGGGTTCCAGGCAAAGCGCCTTGGGAAATTGAGATGGCGCAGGCACCTGAAGAGCTTTTATCAGTTCTACGCAAGAGACAACGCCGTGGCGGAACTGCTTTAGGCGAAGCTGAGTGGGGTTGGCTTGACGGATTAGACTTCGGTGGCGAGAGAGTTGACATTGAGAAACTTCTTGAAGAAGGAATTGATGAAGGCTCACGCGCAGTAGACATATTCCGTATGGCCTGCGCTCTTGCTAATAAGTTCCCGGTGCAAACTGAGGCTGGACGTCTTGCAGTTGAAACAATGATGATTCGCTTTAACGCTGAAAAGGTACGTCCTCCTCTTGAGCTTGAAGGCCAAGGCGGATTGCTAATGCACGTTCGACGTGCTATCACTTTTGTTATTGAAAATCCAAAAACAGATCGTATGTGGCCAGGCCTTACAGAGTGGGCACAAAAATCACAACAAGAATCACAGGCAAAGGTTGTAGCAAAGAAAAATGGTGAACAGCCTACTGCATCAGCAGACTCTCGTTCTCACGGTTTTAATGAAAACAGTCATCTGCCAGGTACTGTTGGTGGAAGTATTAGCGCTGGTATTCATGATGGTGACTCTGTCCGTGACGCATCTAATCTTTCTAACATTGATGTACCAGGTGACGCAGATGCCATCGGTGAGAACGAAGGCGGAGAACCTGGAAAAAGAACGCTAACTGATACAGGCAATGGTCGTCGTCTTGTAGACGCGTTTGGCCCAGCAGTTCGTTACACTCCAGGGCTTGGTTGGTTTCACTGGGATGGTAACTATTGGAAGCCTGATGTTGAAAATCTTGAAATGCGTGAGCTCACAAAGAAACTTGCGCCAATCATTGCTAGTGAGGTAGTAAACTACGAAGACCCTGACAAGCAAGGTGAAGTAATTAAATGGGCACAGCAAGCAAAATCAAACTCTAGACTTGCCGGTGCGATTGAATCTGCTACGTCTGATCCACGTATTCTTGTTGGCGTGGAAAACTGGGACAGTGATGAACATCTTCTTGGTGTCATAAACGGCGTTATAGATCTTCGCACCGGCGAGCTACTGAAAGGACGGCCTGATCTTTATATCACGCGTCGCGCACCAGTAGCTTACACTCAAGGAATGCGCAACATACGTTGGGAACAGTTTATTGACTTCGCAACTGGTGGAGATAAGGAACTACAGGATTGGCTCCAGCGTGCAGCGGGCTTCTCACTAACTGGTCTACGCACGCACGACGTAATGTTCTTAGTCTACGGCCCTTCAGGCTCAGGTAAAAATACATTTGTTGAAGCTCTTGTAAAGTGCCTTGGAACGCAACAGTATGCCTGGCCACTTGACTCGTCAATCCTTGCACAAAATGATGGAAACTCAAGTGGATCAGATCTCTATCACTGGGCTGAGTTACGTGGACGCCGTATGGTTTGGGTCGACGAGTTGCCAGACGGCGAGCGCATGAAAGAAAACGCAGTTAAGAAATTAACTGGTTCTTCTGAAATCTCTGCTCGTTCACCTGGAGAGAAACCTTTTACGTTTCAATCACGTGCAAAACTATGGGTTACTACAAACCACAGACCTATTATCACTGACGACGCGATGTGGCGTCGTATTAGACCAATTCCTTGGTCAAAGGTTCCAGAATCTCCAGACCCAGAGTTAAAGGCTTACATATTTGATCCTGAAGGTGCGTTACCTGCTGTTCTTTCTTGGGCAGTTGAAGGCGCAATCAAACTTCTAGGGTCAAGCGCACGCGACTCACTTGGGTGGTGTGCTGCTGTGTCAGAGGCTGCAGACATGTACCGTAAGAACGAAGACCGAATCGGTATCTTCTTAAATGAAGAAACTAAGGAGTCTGAAGGCGCGCGTCTACCAGTTAAGGCTCTATATGCTGTATATCGTCTATGGAGTGAAGAACGTGGTGAACGTGCGATGACGCAGATTGCCTTCCAGAGAAAGATATCAGATCGTGGTCACGATATTACTGGTCTAGGTTCAAGAGCCGAGATAGTTGGTAGAGTACTTATACCACGTGCTGTTCCTACTGGAGATGTCGACTGGGCAACTGCTACGCGTTTTGCGAGAGGGTAGAAAACACGTATGGGAGAACAGAGTGCAGAATCATGGCAAATGCCTTGGAGTCAGATGTCTCAGATTCGCTTAGAGATCGAGTCAGAGATTCGCAGTAAAATATCTAACGAGATATCTGCCTACTCAGCATTTGCCTTAGAACGTGGAATATCAAACTACTTTATTAGCGGACTAGACGTGGCAGCTAATATAGCGTTATCTGGCCCGCCACGGGAAGAAAGACAACAGGAGGATAAAGAAAATGAGTGAAGAAATTATAGATGCAGAGATCATCAGTGAAGATGTTGAAGGTGTAACTGTAATTCGCAACGAGGACGTGGTTGAAAGTGTAGAGCATGGAATGAGCAGGATGTACCTAAGTGGTCCAATGACTGGAATTCCTAACTACAACCACGAACTTTTTGATAGAGTTGCAAAAGAGTTTAGGGACGCCAATTTTGCAGTGTGCAGCCCCTCTGAGTTTTTTGATGGCGACTTAACAAAAGAGCGCAAGGAGTATATGCGTGAAGCTGTTAAGTACCTACTTGAGGCTGACACGATTGTTCTGCTGCCAGGCTGGGAAGAAAGTAAGGGTGCTCGTCTTGAGGCTGCAATTGCTACCGAACTAGATTTAATCGTTGTTGAGTATGTAGAAAATGATGAGCAGGCTGCAAAGCTGCCTCCGGTAGGAGGGATGCTTACCTCGCTAGATAGAATGCATGAAGCCAGAATAACACCTATAGATCAGAACGGTGATGAAATATCCGCGCCGTTAAGCTCTTTTACTCCTGTAGAAGAAAAATAAGAAACACTCAAGAATACGCCAAAGTACAACAAAAGGGTATATAGTACAAACAGGATTAACTACGTACTTGGGAGAGAGACGTAAATCCTGAAGGGCCTGAGAGATCAGGCCCTTCTTCTATTTATTGCCTTTTAAGAAGTTAAGAGTTTTACGAATAGTTGATCCGTGCCAACTTCCACCTAACGCAGTAGGAATGTTTTGAGCATTTAGCTGACGGGCAATTTCATGATATGAAACACCTTTATCTCGCTGTTCTGTGATGATCTTAAGAGTATCTTCTGAGATCTTACTCTTAGGCCCGAGATCAACTCCCCAATTTTGTCCTGTTTCACGACGATACTTGTGGACTGACTTTTGTCGCTCGGAGATAATAGATCTTTCCATCTCCGCAAGTGCAGACATGATTGTCACAACGAAGCGTCCTTGGTAGGTAGACGTGTCAAGGTTGAGGTCTAGCATCACCAGACGCCAGCCCTTCTGATTAGCTCTGTCGACGATGTTTAAGAAGTCCTTTGTGGAACGTGCGAGGCGGTCTACACGGGTAACAATAAGCGCCGAGGCTGTTCCATTGTCTAGTCTGCTAAGTGCACCAAGCAGTGCAGGGCGACCTTTAATTGACTTGCCAGAGCGTCCTTCCTCGCGAACAAGTTCCATCTCGGTGTAGCCTGCAAACGTAGCTGCTGCCCGAAGTTCTCTCTCCTGAGCGTCCAAAGACATACCATCTGAGGCCTGCATTTGGGTTGAAACGCGTGCGTAAAGTAGTGCTATCCCTGCTGTCATAAATTCTCCATATTCATCAAATTCCGCATGAATGTACAATTCTTTACCCGTAAAACTAGTGTACACCCTTTTGGTTAAACGTGTATGATTATAGCAGGGTTTTCACCGCGCGATGGCGTTAAAACACGGAATCTACAAAACAAAGAGAGTATACAATAGACTTGGAAGCTTGTGTCTATTAGTAGAAAAGAACCTGCATGAGACTTAATAGTAATTCATTAACAATTACCTGCCAGCAGGGATCTACCTTTACCCGTCGCTTGATATACAAGATCAACAACGAAGTTGTAAATCTAACTGGCTACACTGCAAGAATGCAGATCCGCGAGAATCATTCCTCACCTACCTATATTGTTGAGCTGACCGTTGGTAGCGGGATTACCATCACCGGCGCAACAGGGCAAGTATCTATAACTATCACCGCAGGTGCTACTGCGAACATTCCGTCTGGAACATACGTCTACGACATTGAACTTGTTGCTCCTAACACAACAGTACAAAGACTTTTGGAGGGCAAGTTTGTCGTTACACCTGAGGTAACTAGATGACCACGAGTTCTTCTGAAAACACTTCTATAGTTGAGGTTTTTGAGAACCCTATTACCATCGAGGTAATTGACGAAGACATTGCAGTTTTTGTCACTGAAGAAGTAATTCAAGTTGAGATTGGTACCTATGGGCCGCAAGGCGCAATTGGACCTACAGGCGCAACAGGCGCTGCAAGTACTGTTACAGGACCGACAGGAGCAACAGGTGCGACAGGATCGACTGGACCTACAGGTATTACAGGAAGCACAGGAGCAACGGGAGCAACTGGACCAACTGGATCTCAAGGAAATGTGGGAGCGACTGGACCAACTGGTCCCACTGGACTTACAGGAGTAACTGGCCCGACAGGTCCTACAGGCGCTGCATCAACTGTTACAGGACCAACTGGAG